CCAATTCCCCCAGCGCTTTAGGCGTGCCCGTTCAATCGGGACTGGGGACTGTGAGCAACCGCTCACTACAAAATACCTGAGGAGGTATAACCATGAGTTACCAACTGACAGACTGGGATCTAGAACAGATCACTGACACACTGGACATCCATGAAGCGGGTTCCGTAATGGAGTACTCGGGTCGTGCGATGTACGGCGCTCAATGCCTCGGCATTGTGACTGAAGATGTGGCATCAGCATTCTTGATCCTCGGATCATCACTTGCTGACGCAGGCAGTAAAGGTCAAGCACTGACGAGGGCACTTCTTTACGATGTGCGCCAAGACAGCATGGGTCGTGATGAAGCCGTTGTCTACTTCCCATCCATCACAATGCCAGCAGGCTATGTGAAGGAGGACGAAGACAATGACTAGCCCAGTCGTAATTGGCAAAGTGATGGACGATGGTGGGTTGGTGTGCCTTGGGTGCGCCGACTATTACCAAGCCGAGTCACTTCGTGAAGGCGAGACACTGGAGTTCGCTCAGGCGTACGACATCGGATACCCCGATGGATACACCTGTGCGACCTGCGGTGATGAGTGGTACCCCAACGGGTACGACCATTCAGTTGATCACAGTGCGTGATCGGGAGCATCACGGGTTCGCCCGTGGTGCCCTCACAGTGCATCGGCGTTGTGTCGGTGCATTGTGAGGGCATACAATTGCCCATTCAACTAACAGACCCGAGGAGGTCACACCATGGATGCAAGTATTCACAAAGTAACTGGGTTTCGCATTGAGCGATCCGATGACTCACGAATCAACACGATTGATCTTGTGATTGAGTACGAGGACTTAGCGTTCAGCCGTCCCCAATGGGAGCAGGACAAAGAGTCATTCGGTTACGCAAAGTTGGAGTCCACGATCACGCTGTTCATCAGTGACACCGTTGAGATGGACACAGTGTTGTGGAAGGCGATCGCAGAGATCACCACACAACTTGCCAATGCGTGAGTAATCAGCAGTGGGCAGTCATGGCGCAAGCCATGGCGTGCTCGGAGTGCACTGACCCCCATCGGTGCATTCCGAGGACGCAAGTCCATACTTAGTAATTCAAAACAGAATCTGAGGAGGTTCTTACCATGGGTGCAATAACACCAAAGCAACAGGCATTCATTCGCACGATGCTCTTAGAGCGTGCTTCAACACTCGGTCTTGATGAGGCTGGTGTTGACCAGTACATCATTGATCAGAAGGTGAATGAGTTGTCCAGCAAGTCAGCATCGCTCGCCATTGATGCAATCAAGAAGATTGAGATCAATCTAGTGGGCACTGACCACTTGCCGAAGGCAGAACGCACCATCATCAACAAGTATGCGAACCCGTGCGCATTGTGCGGGCATCCTGTACCTGTTGGTGCTGGTCACGCATTGCTCATCGGTAGCAAGTGGCAGACATACCACGCTGTTGGTCAGTGCTCGTCCGAAGTTGTGGCACAGCCACAGCAAGTGACCAACGAACTCTTCGGCACACTTGCCGATGGGTTCTATGCGCTGAAGTCAACAGGCACTAACGATCTCGTGTTCTACGCCGTCAAGACAAACAAGGGTTTTCATAACCCGAGTTACAAGGGACAGCGTTCGGTTTACATGATCGTGGGTGGTCATCGTGATGAGCGACTCAGTGGTGAGCGTGCAGTGAACGCTGTCAAGCGTCTTGTATCGCTCACTGATGGTGAACGCATGCAGGCACAGGCACTGTACGGTCAAGAGATCGGACGGTGTGGTGTGTGCGGGCGTCATCTCACTGATGAGCACACACGCAAGCGAGGTATCGGCAATGACTGCGCAAGCAGGATGGGCTTCTAGCCCAAGGATGTCATGGCGCAAGCCATGGCGCCCTCACAGCACATCGGGAAACTGGTGTGCTGTGAGGACGCAAGTCCACTAACAATTACCTGAGGAGGTAAACAGACCATGAATACACAACTAGAAGGACTGAGTGCATTGCTATCGGGGCTTGATCGTGTTGCGCCAGCAATCACTGCTGACCCATCACTCCTTGCTCTGAGTAGCGCTCACGATGGTGAGGTCGCTGTAGATCTCGCTCAACCTCTCTTCCCATTCCAGCGTGCTGGCGTGGCGTATGCGATCAAGCAACGCCGTGTCATCATCGGAGATGAGATGGGGCTGGGCAAGACTCCGCAGGGCATCGCAGTGGCTGTACAAGCACGCCGAGAGAATCACAAGGTTCTCGTGGTCGTGCCACCATCACTGCGTACCAACTGGGTTCGCTCATTCGCACTGTTCGCTCCATGGCTATCTGTAGCCGTGGTCAAGGGCAGTAAGGTCGGTGCCATTCCCAAGGCTGATGTCGTGATCATTGGTGACAGCAATGTTGATCAATGGTCAATGAAGTTGGCTGGCAAGTTTGGAGCGCTCATCGTAGATGAGGCACACCGTGCCAAGAATGCGAAGTCAGGTCGCACCAAGGGCATTGCATATATCGCTAAGTCCATACCGACTGAGGGATATGTCGTATTGCTCAGTGGCACCATCATCGTGAATCGTCCAAGCGAACTCATTGCTCCGCTGTCAATCATTGACAGATTGGACAGGGGGTTTGGTGGACGCAACGCATTCCTGTTTCGTTACTGTGATCCGATCCACAATGGATGGGGTTATGTGTACAACGGAGCCAGCAACACCACTGAGTTGAACGACAAATTGCGTGGCATCTGCTATGTGAGGCGTAACAAGTCAGATGTGTTGAAGGAACTCCCAGCGAAGCGCCGTGCTCAAGTGGCGGTAGAGATCACAGAAGATGATCTCGCTACATACCGTCACGCCGAGAATGACTTCCGTGACTTCGTCATCGCCAATGGCGGTGCTGAGGCATGGCAGAAGGCATCCAAGGCTGAGGTGATCACACGCCTCAATGCACTGCGCAAGTTGCTCGGTATCGCCAAGATCCCGTATGTGGTTGAGCATGTAGAAGAACTTGTCGCTCAAGGCGAGAAGGTCATCGTGTTCGCACATCACCGAGATGTCATCGCAGGCTTAGCCAGTGCTCTTAACAAGCACGGCGTAGTCAAGGTGGCTGGCGGTCTTACCGATGAGCAGAAGCAGGAAGCAGTTGATGCATTCCAACAAGGTGACGCCAAGGTGTTCATCGGACAGTTCACAAGTGCTGGTGTCGGTCTTACATTGACCGCATCATCGCATGTGGTGTTCGCTGAAGTGCCATGGACACCAGCGGAAGCAGTGCAATCAGAAGACCGTGCACACCGCATCGGTCAAGACAACGCAGTCGTTGCGTGGTGGTTGTTGGCTGTAGATGACACAAGCGAGATCCCAACAGTGGACGATCGCATGTGGGCACTACTCAACGCCAAACACGAGACGGTATCGGCTGTCTTGACAGGTCACGGTGAAGACATGGGTGCAGAGGGTGGAAGCATTACGCAAGCCCTCATTGACGGGATCGTTGGTAACGGATAATCGTGGGCGCTGTAGCGCTTCATGGTCAGCGTTACGAGCGACAGTCGGTGCACTCTTGTCCTCACGGGAGCCACCACAGTTCATCACGGGCGCAAGCCCGTGGTGTTCTGACAGTACATTGACACACCGTTGATGTACTGTCAGAACATCACCCGATGTTCACAACAAGACCTGAGGAGGTCACCATGTACAACTTAAATGTAAATCTCAGCGGAGGCATTGATCGCCGTGGATCCGAACTGGACATCCTGTACCAGTTAGTTGAAGAGGGCATGGAAGCCATCTACAACCGACTTGGTGACGATGGCATTTATCCATGGGGAACTGTGGAGCAATATGTCGCTGTACAGCAGAAGATTCAAAATGCTCTCGGAGAGATCTGTTCTAAGAACGGTTTCTAATTGAGATTCCCCTAGCGCCTCGGGCGTGGCGTTCAATCGCAACTAGGGACTGTGAACACCCGTTCACTACAAGTAAACAAAGCCTGAGGAGGCACCATGAAAGTAAGTCAAGCAATCAAGTTATTGAGTGAGATTGATCCTGACGAAGAGATCGCTATCTCTTGGTGGGAATCAAACTTGTTCACTGACACGGACAACAACAAACTATTGGCAGACTCAGAACTGTGGCTCAAGGCAGTCGCAGTGTTTGACGCCAATGGTGGCTATGACAGCGTCAACCAGTTGGTGTGGGATTACCTCAACTACGACATCACACAAGAAGGAGAGTTCTAATGACAAAGTCAAAGAAGGCTGAACTGTTACCACAAGATGAAATTGTGGTCAGGTGGTCTTGGGCAGATGCTCAAGCCATGTACCCGCACTGGACAAAAGACCAGTGCAAAGAAGCAATGGATGAAGTCGGTGACTATGTCCACGAGCGAATCGTGGAACTAGGGAACGATGTGTTACAGCAATTATTATACGAGATCGTTGAAACCAAATGGGGCGAAGACGAAGAAACGGAGGAAGAGCAATGAGCAATATCGGAACACCAATAGGTGCGTGGGCAATTATCCAATGGAAGGACACGCAGGACGAAAGCGAGGTGTACATCTCGTTTGGCACATGGAATGAGAACGAGTGGAACGGCGAGTATGACTCGCTGGGCAATCGTGACGATGAGGTCTTCTTCTACTGCGAAGGCGGAGAAGAAGAACTCAAGTCGCTCGTAGGCAACAACGGCGAAGACTTCAATGTCTTGTCGTACGACATTGACTACAAGATCCCACTCGTGCTCGCTGACATGGAGGTAGAGCAATGAGCAAGACGCTAATGGGTTACGGATCAAGGGTGATGCTTGACAATCACCACGGCGTCTACAGCGCCATGGAAGCGTGCAGGATCGCACGAGAACTCGGGTGGGATGGGCACCAGCCCACCGACATTGAGGACTCGTGGTACCAAGAAGAGGTAGCCACGGAATGGCTGAATGAGAATGTCGCTACTGACGGTCACTCATTCGGTTGGCACGAGGGGATGTACCTTTACATGCCACAGGCATGGTGGGAGGATGTCGCCTGATCGGGGCATCACGGGCTACGGCTCGTGGTGCTCTCACAGCACATAAATTCTGTTTGTGTGTTGTGAGGGTACCTAGTACCCGATAAATTAGTTAATCCCTAAAGACCTGAGGAGGTCAGATGATACAACCAGTAATCAAAATGTCTGTTGAAGAATGGGAGGCAAAGTTCAAGCCTGTCAGCAACCACCTAGATGACAATGCATCGTGGTCAGACGATGAAGGCAACGGCATCATGTTTGAAACATACGGTGCCGAAGTTGACCATGTGTTTGATCAGCCATTGCATTACACATGGACATATGTGGACGGCGAGGAAGGCACATACATCATCGCTGGGCGACACATCGTTAACCGCATCGGTTATTTCATAACTGAAAACCAGTGGGACGATGACTTCAACACCAAGTATGAAATTCAAGTAATCAGCAACGAAGACATGTACGAAACAGTGTTAGACCTTGAAGGAGGCAACAAATGAAAACCATCAATGTGAAAGCAGGAGACGAAGTAGAAGTGCTCGTGCAGATCTATCAGAACGAGACCTTTGAGTACACAGGAATCGTTTCAAGTATCAGCGACACCGAGTTGACATTGTGGACTGAAGACAGCCCACACTTTGACACTGGTGTTGAGCGTGAGATTGACATCCCGCTCAACAAGATCCTTGAAGTGGATGTGTTCTCGTGATCCTCGGTGGCTACCCAGTAGTGCGCAGGGACTTGGTGGAGGCGGGTCTCTTGATCCCCTCCGTCAATACCAACGAGTACTACGGGCAGGAGCAACTGTCCAAGATGAAGTACATCGGCAGTGTCAATGAGCAGTTTGAGGATGACGACTCGGGCGCCTACATCAAGTTCTACGCTCCCGAGGGTCATGTTGTGTATCTGTACAACATTGACTTAGATTGGATTGAAACAGAATCGTTAATTGAGTCCTGAGAGGCTCGCACGAAGGGTGGCATTAGTTTCGGCTGGTGTCATCCCGTGAGCACTCCCCTTGATCCGCCTTGGGGAGTGTTCACGGGGTGAAGCAACCCTGCAACACCTGTACATAACAATGATCTGAGGAGGTCATCATGAAGAAGTGGAATGTCACGCTCTCGCTACAAACGGGCGTGTATCTAGAAGAAGTCAATGCGCACGACCCATTGGCGTTGTACGAGGGCGACTTCAGTTACAACGATGTGGTCACAGCATTGATTGATCAATTGCAATCAGGTCAAGCAACACTTGACTGGGTCGTAGAGGAAGTGGAAACACTGGACGGCGTCACCATATGCCGTGACGATGAAGACCGTGTATGGATGGGAGACGCAGTATGAGCAAGGGCTGGGTCACACAGATCGTCATGCTTCTCGGAGTCACAGAGATGGAAGCCGAACAGATGGACAAGTACGCCCTTGAAGAAGGGCTGTACAACGAGATAGATAGCAGTGAAGCCACCGTGGCAGAACTCAAAGGGTTCTACACGATGGTCAACGATGAGTACAGAAGAGCAAACAACATTCAAACAAAGAGCCTTT